CTATAATCGCAAAAACGAAATGTACATTTATATAAAACGAAATGTGTATGTTTTACCTAGGCACTTCGGATTCTCCAATATAGCCAATGGAATCTAGGAGTATGTCTACGCTTAATATCGCCTTGCGAACTTCATAGGTTTGGTGACTCACTAGATCGGCATCAAGTTTGGTACCGGCGGCATCATATTCTTTGATGAAATTCCACCAGCCATAAAAACCCTGATCTAACCCGATTACAACATGTTCATAAACATGCCAGATTTCATCTTGAAAAAAGATTGCTCCTTCTTCAACTATTTCGCTCCCTTGCACTTCGAATCGCTTTGTGCAACCCCAGAGTATCTTTGGTCCGTTACCGCCTATTACAGCTTTTACCATATCAGACATGGCAAGGCGTACAGCGGAATCTATAAAACGCAAATCGTCGCTCTTCAACGAAAATCCGCGATTAAAATTAGTGTCTAATCTATTCATAATATTGTTTTTTATGCTATGTACGTTTGTATTAAAAATCTTGAGCCTGCTAGTTTAAAAATATTCACAGTGCTCCGCATTTTGTTTTCATCAAAGAGTAGCGCTTCTGGCACAAGTACTATAAAATCGGTCTCATCAATACTTTCAGCAGTGTTTAATAAAAATAAACTCGCTTCTGATTCGGATGAATTGAAAACAAAGATACTTTCTTCGGTTTCCGTTGCATTGTAAACCGTTAAAGATGGAACGTAATAACTATCTGAAATTATAATTCTCCTAAGAGTCCCGTCTCCGTAATAGAGATAATTAAGAGCAAATTCTAAGTGCGCTACTTGGCCGCTAAGCTGTACTCTAAACATCTGCTCAGTTCTAAATGTCAAGAAATCGGCATATAGCACTTGAAGTGGATATAGTAAACTGGAAATCCAGCTTTTAAAAGTGACCGTTCGTAAAAACCAAGGCAATAGGTCGCTTATTAATATTTCAAAATCGATGCTATACATAGGCTTCGTATGTTAGTGTTGACGAAAGCGGATATAATGGATCTATCTCAAAATAACCGGCTTCAGGTACTTTGCTCACTAAAACAGGAGTATATTCTAACGCCCCGTATTTTTGTGAGACGTTTACAATATAAACATCTTGTACTCCATCAACACTTATAATTGCTGCCGCTAATTTGCTTAATTGCAACCTCCCGTCAAATGGTAATTGTGTCAAGTAACTGTTTATGGCGATCTCAACCGGCTTGCTTCCGTCATTTAAGCTAAGTCCGGTAGCGTTGAGTATCATAGGTTCGTAGTACACCTTCATTTCTACTCGAAGTAAATTTGCAGGTGAATTGACAATTAATAAGCGTGTGCCGGCATATTTTACCTTTTGAATATATGCCTGAAATGCCCCTTCTTCTACAGGTAATAGTGGAGAAGGCCTGCCATCTACTGTTTTGGCTATTTTTACAACTAAGCCATCAATGCCATCGCGTACCGCACAATAACTAATAATCTGTTTTGATGCATCAAAAACAGAATACCCATATTGCAAATCGCTCCAAACCAATCCATCGGTGTATTGAAAAGCTTTGCTAACTGCCTGATACCAAAGAAGTGTTCCCGGCTTGCGTGTGGCGATAACCACGCCTAATTCGGATTTAAACAAATCAAACATTATTTCTACCGAAAAGATTACAGCTGACGTTACCCACGCCCATAAACGCCAAACCGCTGTAGTGCTCGTTGAATCTAAAGCATCTAAATCGGCGTATTCCGACTTTTTGGCTAAGATCAAATCATTAATTTCTGCTATACTTCGTGCCATATTTTTAAACCTGATTTGCTAATTGTGAAATGTTTATATAAATCGGACTACCCACATTTGGAGTAATCAAAATTTGCCCAGTTCTTTCAACGGCCTCTAAATTTGCTGCTATAGTAATGGCAAGTGCAGCACTTCCAGCTCCACTTAATGAAGATTCATCTACCCATAGCAATTCAACCGGCTCGGTAATTACCCAAGTAGATGTGGATGTAGATGTTAATGTGATGTTATATGTCCCACCCGACGCAGGAATATTGGAGAGTGAAGTTGGGGAAATATAAAAAACCAAAGGTTCAACATGGCTATACCCTCTAAAACCATATAGACTATTTGGATATGTTTCTGCCCAAGTTAATATATTTTCGGGCGGAACCAATGGAGATCCCTCTGGTATCAAAACATTAACGCACGCCTGTAAATCCAAAAAAGTACCTGCTTGATGGGCTTCAATCTCAGCTCTTACATCTGCTAAAGAAAACGTATTTGTATCCGGAACAGCCATCTTATTGTAATTTTAAAATCTCTATTATTTCATCCATTTTGTTTTCAACTAGTGTGAGTCGGTTATTTAAATCGTGGATTGCGGCATTATTTATAGCTGTTATTTTGCCATAATCGATGCCTTCATAGCCATTGTCCATCAAAAGCACCAACTCTTTGTTTATTTGCTTCACCTCGTCGGCCAGGAAACCTACATGGATTCCTGGTCTTTTTTTATCTCGCCACTTATGTTCAACCGGTTTTAATTTATAAGCTAAGGCGGCAGCTAGTGGCTTTATTTTTTTCTTCAGCCTCCTGTCCGACGCCAAAACAAAATTAGTTCCGGTAAAAATAGCACCTGTAACATTTCCAAATAAAACATTTGATGTCGTGAGCAATTCTTGTACGAGTCCAAGATAAGCACGAACTGCAGCAAGCGTACCAAAACGGATGTAATTATCGCTGACATCGTTTCTAAAAGCAATATCAGCCGTGGCGGCAATTCCGGTCTGCTCAGCATACGTACTCCTAAATAGGCGGCTGGTAATGTCTCCACTCGCATCTCTTAAAGCGAGCGTATTCGCAGTGGCGGCTGACGATTGATACCCTATTTGAGGGCTTGTAATTGTTTGACTTACATTCTCAAACTCTGTTGACTGAAATCCTATCGACCATCCCGAAGTCCACGTGGCCGAAAATCCCACGAAGCCTATCATTACATCCGTAATGGCTATTTGTGGATACGACCATGTAGAGGTCAATTCGCCAATATAAACCACACATTTGCCTCCTGCCGTATATCCAAACCTAATTGTAAACTGTCGGTTAATCGTAGGGTTACCAACAATATATCCTGATGGATGCAGCCACTTTGCATATACGATATTATTATAACCCCCTATATTTACTTCAAATGATTCGTTGAGGGTGTATTCATAAATTTTGACAGTCATGCGCATCATCGAATTTGTCCATCCAACAGGAAGTGTTATGGCTATTGCACCTGTCAGCGTGTCGGTTGTAGTAGTATATTGCCCGCCGCTTGGATTATTGATAGTTTTGTAACCGGTTGATGCTACTGCCTTGGCTACAACTACACCGTCAATTGACATGTCTGATTCTACCTTCTTTATTGCCATAATTTTAGCCTATTATAATTACACGATAAACTTTTAGATTGGCCGGCGCCGTGTTGAAAGTAACCAATACCGTAGTTGTTGTAATAAGCAAGGCTACATCGATATAATTTCCCGTGCTCTGCTCTACCACCTGTACATGGCAGTCAACTCCTAAAGCGTGAGTGATGCTGAAAGTAGCAAGTGTCCCGTTCCCGGTTATTGTCCCCACAGTTCTTTTTGTTACGCTTGAATAATTTGCAGCCAGCAGTGCTCCCAGTCCTTGCGGAGTCACTGCACGTGTTGTGTCGCTTTGAGCTATTGTTTCTGTCGAATCGGCTAGCTCAACTATTCCGGCAGCCGTAGTGGAGGCAGCAACAATATCAGGGATATTTTTATTAACCAACGTCCAGTGGGCTAATAATGTGGGATCGTTTTGCTTTGCAATCATCATATCGCCAACCTGAACCGTTTCGGTAAAAAACGTGCCGTCAACCGTTACTACATACGTCCACCCTGTTTTTATGCCCACCAAAAAAGTAACCGCATCAAGCGAAGGAGTATTCGTCGATGCATCATATCCGCCCTTGTAAATCAGCGATCCGTTAGTTAGCAGCGCATTATCGATGTATGCTTTAGTGGCTTTGGCGCTTGGTACCGTGTCGGCGGCGGCCGATACAGCAGATAAATCATCATCAATAGCAATATTTTGAATATTGCCGGCCACTCTGCCTATTACAGAATTAGTGGCTATTGCTAATGCCACAGGCGTGCCCACAACTGCGGCGGCCAATATCGATTGTGCTGTAAAATCAGCATTCATCACGGCACCGGCAGCATCTACATTCGTGGAGTCTGTAACGTCGGCACCGGCTTCTATACCGTCAATTTTTGTTTTATCAGAACTTGACATCAGCCCTGCTTCTGTTATTGTTGCTGCAGGAATCAATATGCCGCCGCCTGTGGAGCTGTTTAAAACAAAATCAGTGGCGGTTTTGTTTACAATCGTTAATACAGTACCCAACGGTACATCTCGCCACTCCGTACCCGTCCAAAAATACGCCTTCGAATCGGTTGTATTCCAATAAATAAAACCTTTATCAGTAGCCGCAAGTGTAGGAGCAGTTGCAAGGTTTTGCAGCTTCATATTTAAAGCTTGGTTTTTGTTCAGGTCCAAATCGACCAAAAAATCTCTTTTTGCCATGGTATTAGTTTATATGGGCTTCTCCGCTAAACGCTGCGGAGAAACGTATTGTTAATTCATTTGTATTAAGATACTTCACTTCGCCTTCAATAACGGTTTGAGCAGAGTCAACTACGGTTACCGATGGGTATTTATTTAAAAAATGCGACACCGACCAAACAGCTTCAGGAGTAGCTTGTAAGTGGCGATAAGTCTTATCGCTGCTTTCTTTTAAAGACACTTCTTTTGCTTGGTCTGTGTCTGTGCAAATAAATAAATGCGCAGCACTGGTGTCGTCGTAAGCCAATAAAAATTCTCCGGGTGCCAGCCCCGAGCTTGGCATATTCGCCAACAATCCACGTCTTATTTGAAGCTTTGCCATCTAAAAGTATCCTAAATCTACAACTCCATCGTTTATCATCAAACCTTCTATAACAATTCCGACACCGCTTGCATCGGCAATTGCATCTGTGCGCAATTCATCTAAAAATGTTTTAATACCATCTACCAGCTCATTCCCGCCGATATGAACATAATCAGCATCGCTCAAAGTCGTAGCGCTACTGCTTTGCGTTACACTGCCGGTTAGTGATATCAATTGTATAATGAAAGGCAGGGATGAGGTCAATTCTGGATTCGTCGAAGCTACGCGTTCTACAATTTTCAGCGGCCACACAAACAACGAATCTCCGGGTACAAGTATTTGTGTGATGCTCATTACCTTGTCTCTGTTTGCCAGCATAAGTAAAAATACGCCCTCAACTCCGCCATACTCTTGTACGGCAATATCTAATAGCGTTTGATTAGGTAGGCAGTATATCTGTTTTATTTGCATCGCATACTATTTTTAAATTTCACGTTCGGCATCAATATTTATTTGATCGATACCAATGCTTATTTTTTTAAGGCGTAATTGATCTTTTTTAAATTGGAGTCGCACAGTTCTGGTAAGCTCATCAATGGCATTGTCCAATAAATAGTCGCTGATTCCAATACCCACGGTAGGCGATTGTTTATAGTTCCCTGGCAAAGCTTGCAATAAACAGCCAATTTGCTGATTCAAACAATTTCCCACAAAAAAATCGCCGTTTACAATTTGCATTTCAAATGCCGAATCAAAAAGTATGTCGTTTAAAATCATTTTAAAAGGGTTTTAAACTGGGTTTCAAAATCAATTAAATCTAAAGGAACCGTTGGAGCAACGACAGCAAGAGTAGAACCTTGCACCAAAACACCTTTTGTTAAGGCATCAATCATATGCTGTATTTTGGTAAATAAATCTTTTAGGGTTATTCCGTTCGAACTTATTTCTATCTTTTTTGCAACTCCATCAATATCAATCTTAAGTCCATCAATCTCAATCAAAATTTGTTCGGCCTTATCTACCTTCACAATGCTTAAATCGCGTTGCAAGCCTTTGCTCAAATCGGCTATTGTTACCATGCTGCCAACCGCCGGTTTTATAAGAAATCCGCCGCCGGCTTCTACACTAAAGAGTTTCACGCCGCTTAATTCCATAGTACCAAGCATTACCTTACAATCAACCTCGCTACAACTAAGTACCTCTGCAGTAAACATCTGCTCAAGAGGCCGTTCGCTCATGATGTTGATTAGTCTTTTTATTTCAGCGTATTCGCTCATAATTTTTTTCCTATTTTTATTGTGCGTTCGCCGCCCGATGCGCTCAATTTGGTTTGTACTTCCAAAACATAATATTTACCCGATTTGTATTCGTAATCGGTATCGGTTAGCAGTACGCTGTACCCGGCATCACAATAAGGCTCAAGCCAGCCATCAAACGACCCCGAATAGCCTGTGTAGCTTAGCGTTTTTAATTGCTCGTTAGCCAAACTGTATAAAGAATCCAAATCGCTTATGCCGTTAATTTTCCATGATAGAACATCTCCGCCTTTTTCGCCAACCATTGCCCTAAGTACCTTTCCGTCGCGCCCCTTTCCTTCAACCGTAACCTCAAGCTTGCGTTCGTCGGCATTCATATATTTCAAGTCGCTCTCTTCAATATTTTCCTGAAAACTATATTCGGCAAAGCCGAATATTTCCTGATACTTTGAGTGAACATGCAAAACGGTTCCTTTCAAATAAATATTTGCTTTTGTTTCTTCCTGAATCTTTTTAAGTACTTGGTAAGAGGTTTGGTCTTTTATAACATATTTGTCGTATTTAAATGCATAGTCGCATTTCAAATCAAATCCATGCGGAAGTACATAGTTGAGTATGTCGGTTACAGTAGGATTTACCAGCTCTTTGTCCTGAATGGGCACACGAAACGTAAAGAGCGGATCCTCGCATTTCAGGCTTATGCTCCCATCATCGGTTGCAATACTCTCCAGATAACCTTCAAACTCAGTGGTGAAGCGTCCATTGTAACCAAGTTGTATAGTTACCTTATTGCCTCGTCGAATCTTTTGTTCTATTTCGATGGCTTTATTAAAGCAACTTCCGGGCAGCACAATTGTAGCAGTGTCGCTCAACTGTTCCACACTACGAACTATCTCAACGCTGTCGAGCATTGTGAGCTTGTAGTTGCCAATGGTGATATGCCAGTTTATATCGAACATTATTGCTTAATCAATAGGTTATATACATCATCCGAAAACGCTTTAATTATAAAAGCTTGATTTTCGAGCCCCTTAGTGTGAGGTAAATCAAACGACTCAATAACAATAGAGAATATATCATGCTGATTGATCAATGAACAGCGCACATCTATTTGTCCTCGGTATTCAAAATATTTTCGAAGAGCTTCAACTTCTCTTGGATAAGCCCCGTCTTGACTTGAAAATGCACCATAGATGGATATTTCAACATCATCCTCAGTCCAGCGCTCTTTTACCGTGCCGCGTTTGTTGCTTTTGGCTACAGTGCGTCGGGTAATTATGTTTCTAAAGCTAAGCGAAATAATCGGATCGATCGGGAATTTAAAGTCGGGCAAACTGTCGCACATCAGCGTGAGTGGATATTGGTTTATTACCTTGGCATCTGCAGCCAAAGACAAATCGCTCTGTATATTATTACTCATGTTTAATATTACCACCTTGTCTTTAAAAAGGATAGGAGGCAAGCTGATTCCGGGGGCAAAAACATTTATTTTATCCATAATTCTTAATCTTAGGCCGTGGAGTAGGCCATGTTTAATGCTCTAACTAATTCCTGTTCAATCATCCGGCGCATATCCGTTGCATTTTCTTTAAGGGTGCCATTAAAACTGATAGTTTCAACCATATTACCAATATTGATATTCAGCGAGGTATTTCGTGTTCCTCCTTGGGCTATGGCGTTCGATGTTTCTTCTACCGGCTTAGTATTATCTTTTGTTGCTCCCAATATTGCAGGTGTTATACTTGTACCCGGAATGTTAGGCATGGCAATACCCGGAATAATTTCGTTGGCGAGTCCGGCTGCAGCTTTTTTGGCGTTCACTTCTTCCACTCCTTTGTGGTAGGCCGTGCCCATTTCGCCACCCACTTTTTTAGCAGCATCGATAGCGTTTTTAGAGGCATCAATACCTATCAGATCGCCGGCAGCGATTTTAGCTGTTTGCCAGGCATCGGCCCAGTCGCCTTTGAAAAACTGCAACAATGCCTGTGCCATACCACCAAGGCCACTCAGTATGCCTTTTATCCGGTCAATAATAAAATCTTTAATAATGATACCAAAGCCTTTCACGGCTTCCCAGGCTGCCAACACAGCGCCACGAAACCAGCCAAGTTTTTCCCAGGCCAATGCTACCGCGGCAACTAAGGCAACAATCCCGACTACAACCCAAACAACGGGGTTAACTGCAAGGGCAGCATTCCATGCCATTGTTGCTACAGTGAGCAGGCTTATTTTGCCGGTCATAATGCTAACTAATGTGCCCCACGAAGCAATAGCAACGCCCGAAATAGCAAGCCAAGCAGTACGCAATTTATCTGCTACGATTTGCCTGTTTTCGGCTATCGAAAGCCAGTCAAAGGCTCGTTTAGTTCCAGTAACAACGTGCCCAAGCCCATTAAAAATGGGGCCTAATGATAAAATACCCGAACCCAGTTGGCTACCCATTTGAAGGAGAACCAACATGCCTCCACTATTTTGATAGAGACCAATCCCCATATCATTAATTTTTGCTTTAAATATGTCTATTTTATGGCCCCATGTATTTGTACGAATAGCAGCCTGTTCAAAGGCCACGTTTGTTCCACTTACCCGATTTGTCATTTCATCAACCAGAGAAGCGTTTTGAATTAAAAATTGTGCCGCCACCGTGTTTTCCATACCAAATGTTTTGGTCAGAAACGTAACATCGTTCAATTTTGGTTTTAATGCTTCAAGTGCCTGCGACATAGATGTCATTTTAAAATCAACACCTAAGTCACTTTGCATTTTTAACAAGATATTTCTCATCGCCGTTCCTGCTTCGGCTCCCTTGAGATTGTTTTTACTTAACACTTCAATTACTCCTGCAGTAGCCTCAACGGAGATGCCGGCAGCATTAGCTGCAGCGCCCACAACCTTGAACGATTGTGCTAAATCGGGTATTTCAGCAGCGCCATACTTTGCCCCTGCACCTAAAACATTAATTATTCTAGTTGCCTCCGAGGCTTGTAAACCGAATTGATTAATCGTACCGGTGAGCGCTTCAGCAGCGGCAGCCATTTCTATTCCCGATGCTTGTGAAAGGGTTATTGTTTCTTTCTGAAGCATCTGAAGCCCACTCATTCCTATCTTTGTTACATCAATTTGGGATGCTAAAATTTTATACGACTCGGCGGCTTGCTTTGCCCCCAGCCCGCTCTTAATTCCTAATTCGCGTGCCGTTTCGCCTAATGCTTCCAATTCTTTACCCGCAATACCCGTTATAGCACTCAAATCTGCCATGCTTTGTTCAAATTCTAGTCCGGGCTTGTTTATTTCAGAAAGCGTATTGCCCATTCTATCAAATAATTCGGCTGTTTGATTTACCTGCCACATACATTTATTAAGGCGCATCATTGCCAAACCCAAAGCGTTAGATGCCTTTTCAGCCGAATTTAATCCTTTCGAAATTAAATCATTGATTTTAATTGTATAGGCAATTTCCATTTCTTATATTTGAAAAATAATTTTAATCAACATGAAAATAAATTTTGTTTCAGCACTGATAATTATTTTATTGGGTATTCCACTTTCAAATTTTATCATTGAGCATTCTTTTGGGCATTTATCTCCTAATTATTGGGCTATACAGGGACTGGTTTTTCTGTTAACCTATTTGTTTTGCCTTACAGTTTTAACATACTTGTTTTCGCTAATTCATAAATGGGGTCGCTAATTAATCGCATTTGGCCTGTTTGCTCTTCACTCTTCACTCTTCACTCTTCACTCTTCACTCTTCACTCTTCACTCTTCACTCTTCACTCTTCACTTATTCCCTTTTGCCTCCTGTTCTCTCAGCCATTTCAACTCTTTATATCGCATTGCCCACTCTTCATCGCTCAGGCTGTCCGGGTCGGGCAGGTGCAGATAATATCTGATCTGGGCATTTATTATCCGTACCCATTCCGTCTCTTTTAACTCGGCAGCCGTTATAAGTTTACCAGTTCGGCCTCTTTCACTTCAATGAGTTCCGACAGTTTGCCCGATACTCCCAAAAACAAATCATCTTCTGTTTTTATGGCCTCGCTGCCACCCAGCCAGCAATTGTTGAGTATAATCTCGTTAAACTTGATCGGATCTTTCGCTGCTACCGATGTGGCATACGACAAGGTCTTGCGATCCGGTTTTTTCAGGTAGGCAATATGTCCATCTACGATAATGCCAAACACTTTACCGTGTTTAGCTTTCCATTCTTCAATTTGTTCGCGCGATGCTTCGCCTTTATAGTTTTGGTTTTCCATGTTTTTCTTTTTAAAGTGTTCCGGCTACCAAAAAAAGATCGGCAGCCGGAACTTGGGTTTGGTTTATTTTTTCTGATTTTCGATGCGAAGGCATATAAACGGAAGAGTTATCTCCATATATTTATCGCCTTGCTTTAGTTCTTTTCCATCTTCAGTAAATTCGATGCCGCGTATCTTGTCAACAATCAATACTTCGCCCACATTCTGGCCTCCATAAGTTACTACTGCATCGAGCCGAAGGCCTAATACGCTCCCCGAACCGGCCAAACGCAATGTTTCCAGCTCGCTCTGCAAAAGCGTTATTTCGCCTTCATAACTGCGGTTTCCGCGCTGTATATGCAGCGGCTCATTGCCTTTGCCATACACCAGTTCCTTTTCCTGCTTGCTGCTGTATTTGATGCCCCGAAAGCCTGTAATTACTTTGCCTCCTAGTGCTAATATCAAATCAGCAAATTCATATTGTCTCGAATCAAACATATTTTCCTCCTTTTAAATTACGGTTTTAAAACCAAGTTCTACATTAATATAGCGCGAATAGCCGTATGGTTTTACCTGAAGAATTATTTTTAATAATCCGGTAGAAACAATGTTCTGATCGACATCAACAAAACACACCACGCCGGTATCGTTCTGGTTTGCCGGATCATTGCCCAACTCTCCATTAGCAGTCATTGAATTAACAATGGCGTTTTCCACTTGGTTTTCAATCGATTTCGCGTAAACAACCGATACTTTACCCTCGTCGGTAACAGGTACTTCTTCCAGCAGTTCATTGATCAAGGTGTCGTATGCAATTCGGTAAGCCTTGTCAACGGTGCGTCGCGCTGAAATGTGATTGTAGTCGTCTGTTACAGGCGCTGCAAGCGTATCGTCATTGAAATAATACCCCGTCCGTCCTGTATGGGTTCTAAAGGTAATATATCCTTTATCGTGTATAGAGGCTACGTCCGACTGCTCGGCTAAAACCTGTCCCAGATAAACAGCAAAAACGCCTTTAACAGCTCCATCTTTTACCCTGCCTATATTGCGCTGAACCGGTGCTATGGCCAATTTTCCAGCTACTATTCCAATGGCGCATCCATTGCCCTCTACTGTATCACCAATAACAATTCCAACACGATTATTTGTGGCGAGGCTTAGGTCGGGAAGTAGAATAGGATCGGATTGATAATAAAGCCCCGAAATCAAAACAAATACCGGTGCTTTTAGCGTGTCGGTGGCCCATGTTGCAGTTATTTGGCCTTGTAACATAGCCAAGTTAACATCTGCATCAATACCTGTTGTAGTAACCGGAACATAGGCTAATGCCGGAGTACGGTGAACGATTAATGTTCTGATTTTTCCATTCGCTGTCAACAATAATTTTTGAACTCCATCAATGGTTGCCAGAGTAAGCATAGTAGTCATGGTTACTGTATCAGCAAAGCCAATTATCCACACTTCAACTCCATCGCCGCTCTGATCGAACAATTGATTAAGTAGTTTGTAAATTCCCGGATTATTCAGCTCAGTAAGCCCAAGCAAATTAGTTATGTCGGCTCGCTGTGATATTTTGTAGGGTGTATTGAGAGAGAACATGCCGGAAACCGTGACACCGGTTGCCAAAATACCAATCACCCCATCAGCCGAAGCTGATACTTGGCCCAGGGCCCCGTTGATAAAATCAATTTTTACTAGTGGTAACATTATTCAACCTCCCGTTTTTTAACTGTACGAATACCTTTGTCCTGTAACGTTTCGCCATGCATTTGCGCATATTGCATCTGAATGAACGCATTATTGTCGCTCGTAAAGTAGATCTCATCTACATTGTGCGTCGCAAATATTGCGCTTGCTGATTTTGGAACACCTGAACCAAAATTGGCACTCGGCTCCTTTATTTCTCTTTTCTTTGTCATTTTTAATGTGTTATTTTATAAATAAATAGTAGCCCTATCGAAATCAAAAGCAGTGAGGCAATGTAAAAACCTTTAATCTCCCATTTTTGGAATTCGGTTAAATAGTTTACTCTTACAATTTTCTCAATATCGCTCTTGCTATATTCTACTTCGGTTTTATAATGCTTTGAAAATCGATTAAACACAGCCACCGAATCAACGGTGCATTTTGCCGTCAATATATTATTTCTTAAGTTTATGATCGGAATATCTACCTGTCGTCCGGTTTTATATTCCTGAAGCTCTTTCAAAACTACTTGCCCCTGTTCGTTGCACGCTACCAAAGCTTTCAAAACGGAGCTGTCGGCAGGGGTGTAAGTAATAGAATCTTTTTGCTCTACATATTCTCGAATCGAATTCGAGGAGCTGTCACGCACCCATTGAATGGGCGGAAACTTGGCATTGCACCTTTTTTGCGTTGTGCAGCTCACAAGTATTAACAAAATTGAAATAAACAGAAGCTTTCTCATTTATCTTCACTTTTTAGCTTATTAATAATACCCTCATCCACGTTGAGATTCTTTAATGCGGAAATCACATCTGCATTTACTTTTTGCATCCTGCTTACTTTTTTTTCCAGCACATCAATTCTAAGTGATAGATTCGTTTTCTCCGATCGTAATATACTCAGCTCCTCGTGGCTTTGCGTAAGCCGATCAACCAATTTGCCATTTTGATCCATGAGCGAATTAACCGATACCAACATGTTGTTTACCGCGTCGGTTGCTAAATCAACATTGCTTTTCTGAACACTGTTGTTTTCTTTCGCAATAGACTGCCGAAAGGTTGCTATAGTATATATGGTGCCTCCGGATAGAAGGGTCGTTACAATAGACAATATAATTTCTAAAACGCTCATCGTTTTATGTTCTTTTGGTTAATCCCTATCTCTTTAAGCCACTTAGGTACATCAAAACAAGGACATGCTTTATTGCTGAATTGATTGTGCCCGGCGCACTGCACATCGGGAAATGTTCTCACAAAATCAAGGATGTACTTTTTGAGTGCCTTACGCTGCTCAATGGTACGGGTATCCTGAGGCTTCTCGCCATCGGCTGTCAATCCGCCTACATAAACAATATGTCTGCTGTATGAGTTCGCTCCGGCAGCGCCATTTGTTATTTCCCAACCATCTACATACGCATCTTCATTGTTTTCAACCAGGCGTTCTATTCCTCCGTTTAGGTGAAACAGGTCAGTATAGCCTACTTGCTTCCAGCCTCTTCCTTCGGGTTTGGGCAATAAGTGCCAGCGCCGAATATCGCTGCCGGACACTTCGCGCCCTGCGGCAGTTGCTGTGCAATGAATGATCAGGTATTTGATTGGTGTGCGCATATTTTTATTGTTTTACCTATGAGGGCGAGCTCTTTAAGAACTCGCCCTAGGCCCATCTATTGATTAGGTTATACTTTTGGGCTATAAACAGCACCCAGTGCTTTAGCACGAAAGGGTAGAGCCACAAATCGCTTTTGAAAGTTAATCACGTCGCCTTTCTGATCCGGATCGCTGTATTTTGCAAATACTTCAACAGAACCATCGGCGCGCATTACCTCGTCTTTGCTCCAGATTATAGAAGCAACGGTGTCGGTTGCGGCAGCTATAGCCTGAAAAGCTACTTTAGCGCCTGTGGTTGCGTTCCAACGAGGGGTTTGAGAGTTGGTAAAGTATTTCAAACCAAAGATGTTTCCGGAGGCAATAATGTCCTTATAAAGCTTCATATCCTGCGCCATAAGGTCTGATTTGTGAAGCGGGTTAAGCATCAAAGCCAGCGACATAACATCAATATCCATCAAGTCAAACTTAGCCTGCAAGGCAATTATATCTTCAAACAATAATTTGCGACGACCATTAACCAATTCACCGGTAGCAGTCAGCACAGGTGTGTATAAACCATCGGAATCAGGCGACCAAAAATGAGCCGCCAGTTGTATGGCGCCTTTGCGTAAAGTATTGCGGTGTCCTCTTACTACCGATTCCATCTTATTATAAGCAGCTTCCTTCATTTCTAAGTTCCGAATAATGGTCGATTCCGTATCCAGAGTACGCAATACAATAGTTTTAGGAACGTCTGAGCGGGTAGCAGCAGCAATCGGATATACGGTGTTGTCAATTAATAGATTTGGATCGGCTCCTGCTTCCGCTAAATTTAACGTATTATATTCAACCAACTCACTCATATCGCGGCTCCAAGCCAAAAAATCGTCTTTAGGATAAAAGCCTTCCATCAATATATCAGTCCATATTTCTTTAGAAATTCCTACACGTAGGATACCGGATGGCATTTTAACAAACGAGCTAATACTGCCCAATGCAATTGAAGCACCAATGGCAGGCAAGGCGGCTATATTCAAGGCCGTCATCATAACAAAAGCAATCAGCATGTTGAACATGAAATTGCCTAAATTGAATTGTTTTTTCATAAATTTAAATTGTTGATGTTGTTAATATTTAGATTTGTACGAAGCCTTGAGCGCAGCGTGCCCCTCAGGATCTTTTATAGCCATTTCGGCCAGTCCGGGCTGGTCTTCTTTGAGCCATTTCATATAATCCCAACCTTCGCGGTCGGCGGCCTGCTTGTTATTGCCAAAACCGCCTAATTTTGAACTGAAACTTGTGCTGCCGGGCAAAGTGTCTAAAATGTCTTTTGCCTGCTTATAATCAGCGATGGCAAGCTTTACATAAGCCTCTTTTTTGTCGGCTGTAATTTTACCCTCGCTCACTGCTAGGTTAACCAAATCAGTAGCTTGTTTGCTCCGATGATCCGAAAGTTCTTTTTCGGCTTTTTCCTTTTCCTTAATGGATCTTTCAGCCCTTGCGCTGAGTTCCATAATTGCGGCATTCAACTCGGTAATTTCCGGGTCTTTTGATACGCCAAGCGCTTTTGCAGCCTCGGCGGAAAGCATGATTTTTTCCATATTGTTTTTTTTGTTTAAAATACTCTCTATTGAGAGCGTGATTTCGTTTGTTGCTAAAGCCTTTCCATTTTTCGCGTACAATCTGAGCGCTCCCTTATTACTTGGCACTGCCACGGGCGAAGCTTCCAACAGCTCCCACCTGGTTATTACTACCTGATAACCCAGCACAGGCAACTCGCGCATTTCGGCATCAAGAATGATCAGTCCCATCGAAGCGCCTTTAATGAATCCTCGCTCCACTTTTCCACTGATTTTTAAAGCTTCCGCATCGTCCGCATCAAATTCCGCTTCAGCTTGTAACGTACTCCCTTCTATTGTCAAATTATGCCAGCGTCCAATTACGCCACGCTCATCGTGCGAATTAAGCATGACCGGATTAGCGCGAAATCGATCAAATTCGCCACCTGAATTAAGTATAAGAAAGCCGTGTGAGGTGAGCACAGATTCGTCGTTAAGTATAAATACAGCCATTAGCAATTGTTTTAGAAAGCAAACTTACTTCACGCGATAGAACTGTACAAATAACTGTATATGTGTTAGATGGAAGTGTCTAACTCTTAGATAGAAATTATTTTTCTGACAGTTTTTGGATGACTTTTGTCTAAAAGATTCCTAAATATGGCCAAACAAACTAAACAAGGGAAGGTACAGCCGCGCGATCCTGAAAAATATGAATACGCCTACCTTCTATATATGCAAGGGGTGTTGCAAACCGATATATGCAATCGCATTAAAGTGTCGCCGCCAACACTTCAAAGCTGGAAAGAATCGGGCGGCTGGGAACACAAACGGGCAAGCCGTACTATCAGCATCGACGACCTGGTTCAAAAGGCGCTTAAAATGATTTCCGATATGCTCGACAATAAAGAACATTTTAGTGCCGACGCATTCGCTAAGGCCGTCTCGCAGCTTAAAACCCTGAAAACCCACAATACGGTTGATGATGATATCAATACATTTATGGACTTTCAGGATTATATTATACGCGAACGCGCCAGTAATAAGCAGGTAACTGACGAATTTATTAAGCTTGTTTCTCGCTTTCACGACTCTTACATCCAATATCGCTTAGCCAATGGCAAATTTTCGAACTAATAAAGAGCTATGGATAAGATGGGTTGAACGCATCCGATGGATTAATTCAAACGATTTTTCATTCCCGGAAGCGGAACAAGATAAAACACAACGTATCGCACGCGCCAAGAAAGAGTACGCTTTTTTCGTCGAAACCTATTTCCCTCACTTAGCATCAAAGAAATGTGGCACGTTCCAACTGGATGCTGCAGACTACCTATTGAAACATGACCATACAAAAGCGCTCTTTGAGTGGGCGCGCGGCCATGCAAAAAGCACACACCTGAGTCTGTTGATTCCGCTTTGGTTGAAAATTCAAACGCCCGCCAAACTTTCGGTAATGGTTCTGGTAAGTAAGAGCGAAAATATGGCCGTAAGGCTTCTGAGCGATCTGCAAGCAGAGCTGCAATACAATGGTCCTTTTATTAAAGACTTTGGAAACCAAGTAAAAACCGGATCCTGGACCGAAGGCGAATTCCACACTTCCGATGGATGCCTGTTTGTAGCACTTGGACGCGGACAGAGCCCACGCGGCTTAAAAGATCGTGGCAAAAGACCTGATTATATAGTAATAGACGATATTGACGATGACGAACTGATCCGCAATCCCCGCCGTGTAAGCGATGTACTAGAATGGGCTTTAACTGCCCTTGCCGGGACTATGGCCATGGGACGCGGGCGGTTCGTTATGGTCGGTAATCGGATCGGAAAAAATAGCGTGCTGAGCCGCTTTGCCGAACTTCCCGGTATTTATCACACCATTGTAAATGCGCTCAACAAAAAAGGACTCCCTAGTTGGAGCGAAAATTACAGCGCAGACGAAATCAAAAAAATGCGCGATTTTATTGGCGAACGACGGTTTCAAAAAGAGTATATGAACAACCCAATTAACGAAGGAGCTGTTTTTCAACGAAAACATATCCTTTATGGAAAAATGCTCGATTTGAAGTTTTATAAATCGTTGATATGCTATACAGACCCTTCATTCAAAAATTCAACTACAGCAGACTACAAAGCAACTGTGTTGGTTGGTAAAACAGCAACCGGCGAATTTCATGTTCTCAAAGCTTTTGTTGATCAAACTTCTGTAACCACCATGGTATCGTGGCACTACCTAATTATGGATTACATTGCCGGACGGGTACCAACACTCTACTATATGGAGGCCAATTTTATGCAGGATTTGCTCTTGGACGAATTTAAGACGGTTGGAAATATTGTCGGCCATCAAATCCCAATACGTGGCGATCAAAGATCTAAGCCGGATAAATTTGCCAGGATTGAGGCAATGTCGCCTCTTTTTGAACGCGCTCTTGTTTGGCTTAATGAAAAAGAGAAAGAAAGCCCCGGAATGATGGCTTTAGTCGATCAGCTTCTTATGTTCGAAAAAGGAAGCAAATCGCACGACGACGCTCCCGATGCCCTTGAGGGTGCCGTTTGGCTGCTGAGTAAACGATCACGTGGCGCCGATGCTCCTTACAGATTAGGCATAAGAGAATCACGAAAATATTAATCTTAAACACCTGTTAAATGACTCTTAAAAACACTCCTCTGTTCCGTTTTATAAAACTTGTCTCGAGCTTGTTTCTACAAGTTTATTACTTTCTGTACAAAACACAACATCTATGGCGTTTAGAACAAAAAGTAAAACAAGCTAATCGGCTTAGCAAACTCGAAAATAGGCGATACATCGTAACTAACATCAACGGAAAACCTCGCTGTATCGCAAAAAAAACGATGAAAGAAGCCGTTAAACGCCGCCGCTTTCGAAAAGGCGTTACAATTCAAGATATAGAGCTGCACGCTTATTACATAACTAAATAATACACATTATGTTCCTCACAAGCCCTGAACTAAAATCAGTACTCTACGAGTACCAGTTAAACGAAATTACGGAAGAAAGCCCCGACATTGCCGAAATGGCTATAAATGCTGCCGTGGAAGAAATGAAAAGTTACCTAAGCCCCACCGGACAAGCCCGCTGGCGCGATGGGCGACCGCGCTACGATGTCGCGGCAATTTTCGCCGCTCTCGGCTCCGAACGCAATGCATTGATTCTTGAACTAAGCAAATCTATCGCATTGTATTACGTCTGTCGGCTTGCCAATGTTGATATCATGCAAGAGCGCGTTCAGGAACGATACGACCGCGCTATCGACTGGCTCGAAAAAGTGGCGGGAGTGGGCAAATATGCAAATGCACCAAGTATTGCTCCTAATTTGCCATTATTACCGGCCGGCGACGAAGAAACGGCACTGCAAGCTTTCCGCTTTGGAAGCCGAGAAAAATTTAATCATGATTTCTAGAAATGAAAAAGAACCAACAAAACCTAAAGACTCAGGCTACAAGCCCAACCGTACCAAAGAAAACCGACGGATATTATCAAAAAATAATACCTAAAAGCTTGAGTAGAACCCGACAGGATATCGCATCCTGGAAAACGGCGCTAAAGCAGGCCGATAATGTGGATTTGCCCAAGAGAGTGCTTTTGCACAAGCTCTACAAGGATATCATGCTCGACGCGCTGCTAAGCTCTCAGATTGCCAACCGTAGAATTATTACTACCTCAGCTTCTTTTACGCTTAAAAAGGACGATAAAATAGATGAGCAGACAACAGCTATGCTCAAATCGTTGCCTTGGTTTGCAGAAGTGATGGGGTATATTTTAGATACGCAATTGAGCGGTACTGCTTTGATTGAATTTGTAACCGACAAAAATGGCGCCCTGAAGCCGGTACTAATTCCTAAACAAAATATTATTCCTGAAAAGGGGATTATACTCCTCGACGAAACTGAAACCTATGGCATTGACTACCGAAACGTAAAAGAATATGGTTCTTGGCTCCTCGAGGTTGGTAAATTGGACGATTTAGGGCTACTAAACAGTGCTATTCCTCACATCTTAATGAAACGCTTTGCGCAAAGTTGCTGGTCCGAGCTTTGCGAAATATACGGAATTCCGCCACGTGTAATGAAAACCAATACACAAGATCCTGCCATGCTCGACCGTGCCGAAATGATGATGCGCGACATGGGTGCTGCCGCCTGGTTTATTATTGACGAAACCGAACATTTTGAGTTTGCCAAAGGCGCCGATACCAATGGCGATGTTTACAACAATCTAATTAGACTTTGCAATAACGAAATTTCACTGCTTATTTCCGGGGCCGTAATTGGCCAAGATACCAAAAACGGAAATGAGAGCAAAGAAAAAGTAAGCATTGAGCAGCTGAAACGACTTGCCGAAAGCGACAGATATCTGGTGCAAGCTTATATAAACTCAATCATTCTGCCGGGCTTGTACAAGATAGGTTTGATCCCCGATGGGCTCGAATTCTGTTTCGACCCTCAAGAAGATGTAGGCGATCTTTATACCCGCACAATTGGGCTAATGCCTTTTATGGAAGTAGATCCGGAATGGGTGAAAACAAAATTCGGTATCGAAATTACCGGCCTAAAGCAACCCTCCGGAGGCTCATCCTCAAATTTTCAGTCAGACCCGAAAAAGAAGAAATAGCACACTTTTCGGGTCTGTATAATCAAACGTGCGATTGCTGCGGCAGCGCTGTAAATTACGGTATTCCTACTTTTAACCTTGCAGCAAAAGTAAAACTTGCCTACAAAGCAAAGGACGTTATTGCTACCGCAAAAGCGGGCAGCACTCCGTTAATAGAGGATTTGTACAGCCATTACTCCAGCTCTTTAAAAAAAGCTGTCGACAGTGTTTATTACGAAGATAGCGAAGACGGATTGAGCAATAGGCTTCGCGCTAATGTTTCACGCTTTGCCGCCTACAAGGCGCATTACGTTACCGATGCATTGAAAAGTATTTTAAACGATCCACAAATTCCGCTTTCCGATCGCGACAATTACGCCAAAGAAGCTCTAAAAACCTTCGATCGCTGGCACGATGCCGAGTACAATACTGCCGTTGCCCGAAGCCGTACAGCAAAACAATTTACTGAATTCAACAATCCCGATAGTATCCACCTATTCCCAAGATTGCGCTGGCTCCCAAGCCGAAGCGTTAAGGTGCGCGTGACCCATACCGCTTTTTACAACCGTGTTTGGGCTAAAGACGATCCTTTTTGGAGTTCAAACTCTCCTGGTACCGAGTGGAACTGTAAATGTGATGTAGAGGAAACCAACGATGATCTAACAGATAATAACAAAGTACCTCAACTTACTTCTCCGGCAGGTTTAGAAGGAAACCCCGCATTTACTGCTGAAATTTTTACTGATAAGGCAAGCTATATAAAAAATTCAGACAAATCAGCCATAAACAGCGTTTCTGAATGCTACTTCCCCGATACCAAAAGTAAACTACAGATAAGTGTAATGCCTGATTTCTCGGAGCTGAATGACAATATCAGGACAGGCAGGATTTTGGCCAAAATTGAAAACGTGAAAATACGCCCTCATTTCACTGTACCGGGAGTTAAAAACCCCGAATTCGAAATTAATGAGCTGTTGGCTGATGCTAAAAGAATTGTGAGCTGGAATGTAGCAGCAAGTTTTTCGTGTGCTATATCGCAGAAATGTGAAGCAGTGGTAATTGACCTATATAAAATGCAGCGCAGGTCCTTAAATATCGATAAAATTGCAAATCATATAGCCAATAGGTATAACGACTTTCTTGCCGGTACAATTCATAACTGCTTCGTAGTTTATAACGATAAATCCGTATCAATTAGCAAGGAATTGTTTACTGAATTTAACCCGAAAAACAAATCGGATACAGTAATTAAAATTAAAAAAGAATTGTCCGGGCTAAAATAAAAAAAGTGGGCATTACACCCACCTACCCGGTTAAGCTTGAAGTTGTCGCGCCACCTTCGGCTTTTAACAGCACTACAAAGATATATAGATTTTACTCATTTTCAACAAACACCTTATTTTTTTACCAATGACCCCTGAACAATTTAAAAACCACCTCGCACAACTTAAATTAAATGTGAAAACGGCAATAAACCGCGACCTGCCTCGTATTATTGGCAACAAAGCCGCAAGTCTTTTCAGGCAAAACTTTCAGAAAGAAGCATTCTTTGACGATAAATGGGAGGAGGTGAATAGGCGAAAAACAAAAACAGTTTCTTACAAAACAAAGAAAGGGCTTCGAAAATCAAAAATAGTAAAAATAGGAAAAGGAGCCGCCGGAAGCCGCAAGATACTTACCGGCAGCACAGGCGACTTAGGCCGCAGTTTAAAGATTAAAACCGAAACGGGTGCTGCAATTATATACAGCGATCTAAAATATGCACGCGCACACAACGATGGAACCGCCACAGCCGGTCGTAGCCGAAATACCAAAATACAGCAACGCCGCTTTATAGGCCATTCGCCCGAACTCGAAAAAGTAGTACTCGCTACAATAGAAGAAACCATGAATAAAATTATTAAGCCATGATAAACGACATTTTAACAGCCATTATGGAACGGCTCGCTGAAAAAGAGCCTAACCTGAAATACTTAGACGAAGACTACGGGCAACTCAGCTATTATCAGGAAAACGTCCCTGTAAAATTCCCATGTGCGCTGCTGGAGCTGCAACAGACCAGCTGGAAAAACCAATCGCAAAAAGCACAAGACGGTGTTTTAAATATTAGTATTCGTGTTGCCGATCTAAAGCTGTCCAATACCAACTACAAAGCACCAACCACTCAAAAAACGAAGGCAGCCGCCATTTGGATTGTTATTGAAAACATCCATAAAGCACTGCATGGATGGAGACCTTTAGCAAATCCGGAATTTGGAACCCTTACTCGAATCTCTACCTCCCGCGTGAAACGCGACGACGGCATCCGCGAATTTGAATTGGTATATAGTTCGCTTTGTACCGATGCAAGCGCTATCAATCAACAATTCGGAACTGCCGACGACATGATTATATCGGTGTATTGAAAATGCTTAATTGCTTGATCCCCTGATCCCCTGATCCCTTGATCCCCTGATCCCCTGATCCCTTGACCCCCTGATCCCTTGCAGCGATATTTTTGAGCTCTTTGGCTACGGGCGTTCCAAGATAGATGTAAAGCGTTGCTATGGATATATGAAACTGGGGGGAAATGTAGGTTCGATAAATGTAGGCGGTAGATACTCCCGGAAGCCGCTGCTTCTGATAAACTTCACAAACACGTTGCATCTGGAGTAACTTGTTTTTTCGGTTGTAGGCCATAGTACAAAAATAACAAACAAAACAAATTAATCTACACCGAGTTTTTAACACAAAAAAAAACACCTGTGCAGGTGTTTTTTTTCGAATCTCAAAAATATTTAGCAATTATACCTGTTTTTCTGCCACGATTAGTCTGGCTAATTTTAAAATTTTTAGCTTTAAATCCGGATAGATATCAATTAGGTTTTCGATGGTATTTCGGCTATGCATCACCGTTGCGTGATTTTTATGAAATACGCCTCCAATGGCACTAAAAACATTGTTAGGATTTATCGTCAGAAAGTAAATAATCATCTGCCGCGCCATTACAATTTCTCTCTTCCGGCTTTTTGAAAACACCATTTCAACTGTTAAGCCCGTTTCGCGCAGAACAACGCTTATTATTTGCCAATAGACTGCTTCTTCTAATGATCCACGTAACGTTTCATCCGGAATACGAGTTCTGCGCCGGTTACTTGCTTCCTCTGCATGGCTTATATTATACAAATCAAGCAGCAAATAAAAGGCCTCTTTAAAGCCCAAAGGGTTTCTCTTATCAATATTAAGAATATTCACCAATTCTTTTATTTTCAGTTGTTCCATAATTCGCTTTGCAAATAGGTTTCTGCATATTTTTTATATACTCCGCTCTGAATGCTTTTTTCGTAAATAGAAATAAATTGATAACACTTTATTTGCTCTATCTTCGAAATACGGCTCCACTTGGCTAGCGATTTCTTTTTGCTCGACCGCACTTTTTCGTTATACCTACTCCAAAACATCTCAAATGTAATATCCGTTTTTAGCTCGTAAAATTTGATTGCCGGGTTATCTTTGAGCAATTTTTCAGCCTCCAGCAATTCGCGCGGAAAATTTTTTAATATCCACACTTGCTGCTTTTCACTCAACAGAGCTCTACTGCTGTCAAACCCCTGTAGTAGATCCAAATCATTGTAAACAAACTCTACCTCGCCTTCAAACGAAGGCGAGGTCATCAAATAGGTTTTCATAGTTTTATCTCCTTTAGTTCTAATGCCGCAGCCACCAAATATTCGAGGCGTGCGCCTTTGCTCATATACCAATCCGGCTGAATGGCTATTGCCTCAGCATCTATCAAGGAGCGCAAGCATATAATGATAGCCTTAGTCCATTCCGTATTCTCAGGCACAATACGCATCGGATTAATCACATCATACCCTTGTGCTGTTAACAACTGCTCAGACTCCAAAAACTTCAACCACACATCGTGGCGGTTTAGTCCGCTTACTTTTCCTATAATTTGTATTTTCATCGCTTTTTGGTTTATATTAAAGGCTCGAAAAATTAAGATCAATGTTCTCGTATTTACCCTCCTTATTCTTTACCGATACCCTATAATAATTTTTCGAATCCGGGCGACGGATGCTCTCCTTTAAAAGCAAAAGAGCTCTCTGGAAAGTAATATCATTTATCCTGGTCTCATATTTCAACAGGCTCATCACCTTCTTAGCATCAAGCTTACCACGGCTTGTGCTGAAAGCGTCCTGAATCATATCTTTTACAAAAGCTTGTTTTTCATCGATGTTATTGCTCAAAAACTCATCAAATTTCTGTTTACAAGCGTTCATCGTAAGATCATCGAAAGTAATACGGTCGTTCACATTTAGCTCCAGTCGGATGCTGCGATCGAAATTGAACAGCGATACATTCCCTTTTCCTATACGATCAACAGCTTTCTCTTGCATAAACTCCGTTACTATCTTTTCGCAAGCAGCTGCTACATGCCGCTTGTATGCTATTAATATAGCGTTTATGTGATTGGCTTCTTTTAATATCTTCGCCATTTCCGCTTCCTTCATTATCTCTAATTTGGTCAAGCGGTTAAAAGGGATCTTAGTCCCTGCTTCATCTACCCAGTGTGGGTCTTTTCGTTTTTGAATCATGATTTTAATTATTTTATTGGATTAATACTTACGAATATTTCTTTTTTAATCAATACCTTGCCGCTGCCTTTGCATACAAGGCACTCTCTAACCGTATCTATTGTGCCATCACCTTGGTTCGATCGATAATTTACAATGCCGCTTCCGTTGCAGTTGCGACAAATATCTATATACTCGCTCAGGTATTGCCCGGCAGCTAAACGGTTTGTATGTGTGTTTTGCTTTCTCATTAGTTATTGGAGGTTAAACCGCTCCATTGATCGTTTATTTCCCGGTCTTTGACTTCGATGCTGTAAAGCTTTTTAATCAAACCTATTAGTTCCGGTTCGGTGAGCAGATACAAGGGTTTACCTATTATGCGTGGGTTCATCAGATAGTTATTCACGCGCGCCCAATCGTTATTGGTAGCATACACTCCCAATTTAGTAAGCAGCACCAAAACCCGGCTACGCAACTTGCGCACTTGCTCGCTAATTGGTCTATTCGACATAGGACTAAAACGCAGCAGAAGCTCATTCAACTGGTCTGTGCTTAAATCGGCGGTACTCAGTACGCCATACGCCGATAGTATGCTCTCGCGATATTGATCAATGCCTTGTTTTATCCATAAGGCGCGCAAGCGGCGTACCTTATCGCTTTTTATTTTTGTACTCATGTCTATAATGTTTATTTGTTCGTTAGTATCGAGCAGCTGCAAAAACCGCTTCTCTCCTTCAAAGCCTATAAAGCCGCCTTTGATATTTCCGTCCACCAATATTGTTAGCGAGCGGCTGTCGGGATCATAATTGTAGGTGATTGTTTTTGTTTTCATATC